TCTCGAGACAGATTTTGGACAGGAAGTTTGTCTAGTATTTTACCAATTTCGACAGCCGCCTTATCTCTCTTGTAGTTATCCATAGGATGATCAGATCCAATATCTATAGGCAGATTTTCAACATATTCTTTAATATCAGGGTCGTGTTGCCCTAATAGTTCATATGCATAAAAGTACCCTACGTCACTCATTGATATCTCGCATTCAATGGATCTGCAAAACTTTGTATTTGCTCTGCAACTTTGTTTAATTCGTGTTTAGCACAAAACTTCATAAGTTTAATGCCTACTTGCTGTATTTCTTTAGGTACACTATTTTCTGCAATAGTTGTAGCCATAATTTGTTTAATTTCGTCTGGTTGTGCTGACAAGTCACATAATGTAACATTGCGATTATAATCATCTAGTACGCGATGTTCCACACCATTATGATCAACCCAACGCTGTAGCATAAGATTGTTCCAATTATAGCCTTTTGTATTCTTATCAGCAAATGCTTCTTGTAAGCCAACTTTGTTCTTAGTACCTTTGACTCTAACGCCTGGATAGGCTGAGAAGACGTTGTCACTGGTATCACCTCGCATACATTTTTCAAATAATAGCCATTGTGGATTTGGAGCACCTTTAGGCTCCTTAGTCTTTTTATCTACGATAGGTTGACGTTTTTTATCGTCAAAGTAACCTTCGTGTGTAATAATAGTATTGCTAACACCGTTGTATTGTTTTACGTTAGGTGCAATAAGTTGTGCAAAGTCTCCGTCAGTTGAAATAATAACATGATCGTCGTTAGGATGTGATTGAATCCAGCCTGCAATTAAATCATCTGCTTCTAGTACAGGATTATGTAAAACGGTACAATTAGTTTTAGTTGTAACAAAGTCTTTAAACTCGTCAAACATTTCCCAGAATACAGTTTCTTCTTCTTGCTGAGAAGCAGTAAGAGCATCACGAGCAACTTGTCTATTACGTTTATATGGCTCGTAATAATCTTTACGCCAACTTCTACCTTCTAAGCAGAATACAACATGACTGCCGTCAAAATCTTGCCATGCCTTTCTAATACTACTTAGAGTAATATGAAATGCCATACCAACTTTAGTTGTTAGGTCGCCACGCATTACGTGCCTTGCACGGAAAAACGTATTTGCTGTATCAACTAAGATGTAAGTCATTATACCTCCGAAAACAATTTAATTGTAATACTATTTTACTTGCTTTCTTGAGATTTGTCAAGTTGTTTCTTTGCCTTTTCTTGAATTTCTTTAATGATTTCTTTGTTCATAAATGGAACTGCATTAAAGAACTCTGCATCAAAAGAACCCGTTAGGCGCAAATCAAATGCTACACTTACACGTAAATCATCTCTTGTATGAGGTTCTACATAGTGTGGAGTACAACTTGGGAACATTACACACCCGCCCTTTTTATTTGGTAATCCAATTTTTGATTCCGGATCAAAACTAGAATGGTAAACGGTATTAGTATGATAATCATCTAAATGAATGTTACCACTTAAATAAGAATCTGGTTGGGAACCGTGTGCGTGTGAATCCATGCCTTCTTCTTTGCGTAGGATATTTGCCCAACATACAATTTGTAAGTCCTTTAATTCTAATTGTTGTTGCTGTACATACTCTAAATATGAGTATTGTAAGAATGTTAATAGTTCTTTAAAAGCAGGATTGTCACCTTTAGTAAGCAAATTATAACGTCCAAACCTAGTAGTAATATGTTTATCAGTTAAACCTGTACCACCAGTATTTGCATATTCTAATTTTAATAATTCTTCTTCGTTGTCAATAATCCACTGTTTAATAGTGTCGACTTGTTCTAAGTCAGTCCAGTTGGTTAACCATAATGGAATATTCCAACTTGGTGCAAACTCTGTTAATGGATGATAACTTTTAATTCTTACTAATGACATTACTTAACCTCCGACTTTCCGCCGCCGATGTTTGTTGTATTAATAAATCCTGCACCACGATTTGGATCGTGACCTTGTTCTTGTAGTACATTTCTAGCAAGATCTTTAAACCACATATCAACAATTTCTTCATTAGTTTCGCCTTTATAACCAGCATCAAGTAGTTGCTCAATAAACTCGTTATTCCAGTCTAGTTCAAAAAAGCCATTACGGATATTATCTTTGTTTACTTGAGTATCTAACACACCAACCCAAGCCTTTTTTGCTTTAGTTGCTTTTTCTTTTTCTTTAAGCATTAGTTCCCTGTGTGTAGGTTCTTTTGCCTTGTCGTTATTCTTAGTAAACATATTCTTAATTTTATCCATCATAGTTTATAATCCTGCTTCCCTTGCCTTTTGATCAAAGGTCTTGTTATCCTTTTTACGTTCCCCACGCATTTCCGAAGATGTCGACGTGTAGTCTGGGTGTATAGCGCCAACCTCGCTCCATTGCCAATGTTGCGACTCGTCTAGTATTGAGTTGGTATTCTTCGCTTCGTCCTCCGAGCGGCATGATGTAAACCGGGCAGTCAATCCCTGCATTCCTAAATTCGGAAACTGCTCTTGTAACTTCGTCCACGTCCACGTCGTCAGCGACAACAAACTTGAAATACAAATTACTATTAGGTATGTCGTAGTAACTCCTAGCAATTTCAGGATTGATAGCATCATCCCAAACTTCGCCCGATACGGAAAGTTTAGGAGAGCAACTCCAAGTAACTTGGAATCTGTCTTGAGATCCGAGATAGTCTCGGAAATCATCTCTAAGTTTTTGTGTTGTATTTGTTTCAAACGTAACATTTTTTAAGTCTCTCATTTTAGGATGCTCAAAAAGATCAATATATAACTTTTGCCATCCAAGTAGCGGTTCCCCGCCGGTTAATATAAAGTGAACATCCTGTCCATTGTCCATCGTCCACTTGCCTTGCGGAGTCAAACTTAATACATAGTCAACTACTTCGTCAACTGTGTGATCCTTCATATATTTTTTAAATTCAGGATAGATACTTGCATAAGTATCACACCCTGTATGCACAATTGGTAAATCTTCAAATGTGTCGATCTTATTAGTAATTCCGTCATCTAATAATTGTTTGACTTCTGGATTGTATTTATCGCCGTTTTTACGCACATACGTACCACGTTCATGTCCAAAGTTCATACAACGGAAATTACAACCAAAGGTACGTAAGAATACACTAGGTACTCCTACAAAACGACCTTCACCTTGTACACTATAAAATGCTTCTGAATATCTTAACTTCATCGTGGTGCAAACTCCTGTTGCAGTTTAATATTGTCCATAAATTCTTTTTTAGTACCTGCATCTTCTTTAAAAGAACCTTTTAACACTGTAGTCTGTGTAAGACTTGAATGTGCCATAATACCTCTATTCTCACAACAACCGTGTGTTGCTTGAATATAAACACCTAGGTGTTTTGCATTAGTAGCCTTTTCAATTTCACGTGCAATGTCATTTGCAAGTTCTTCTTGTAGTGTACCACGTCTAGCACACCACTGTGCAATACGTGTATATTTAGAAAGTCCAATTACTTTACCATTAGGAATAACACCAATATATGCTACGCCTGTTACCGGCTGGTGATGATGTGAACAAACTGATTTGAGTTCACTTCGTACAACTAACATACCTGTGTATGCGTCATCTCCTTCGTTAGGAAAAGCAGTTGCAGTAGGAATGCGATCATAACGTCCTTGCATTAATTCGTTATAATACATTTTAGCAAGACGTTTAGCAGTTCCTTCACTGTTAGGATCGTTTTCGCGATCAATCAAAAGTGCATCAAGTACACCTTCAAACTTTTCCGTGGCTTCATCAATTAGTGTTTGCTTTTCACCTTCATAGATGAATTCACTAATATTGTCGCCTGCCCAATAACGCTTCTTTGCGTTCTTTAGACGTTGTGTTACTTCTTCGTATTTTTTCATTTACCTTCTCCGAGTTATAGACGAGGATGTCTACTATATTTTACATTATATACTTTATTTAGGTTTTTGTCAAGTATATTATACATTTAGAAATACTTTTTGAGCATTTCAATTTGGTCGTGGTATTGAGAAATGATGTTTAATTCTTTCTCAGCCGCTTCCAAAACATCAGGATGTTCACCAATACCTGATGCCCTTTCCAAATAAATTTCAACGTTCATTTGGTGTTTTGCAATATGTCCTTCTGCGTGTTTGATCATAGCATCGATCATTTGTTCTCTAGTGTAAGCCATTTGCGTCCTTTCATATATTAGGCACAAACTCATTTGCAATAAGTTCGTGTGCGGTTTTATCAAAATGTTCGTCGTCAATTGTTACAAGAGCATTTTTGGATTCTAAAAATTCTCTAACATTTTGATTTGATACTCTTGCATAAGAACAATCTCCAATCATATTTAGATCTTTCGGTAGCCATGTGTTTTCATTAATGGCAAAGATCTTTAATGATGCGTTATTGTCTTTGCAAATATTATTCCAAAGATATACTTCTTTGAAAAAATTCCTTTGTGATACAACAGTCATTAACTCGTACCATGCTTTAATTCTTTGGTATCCGTCTGTTTGTATATTAGGTGTTTCTAAATTAAACGGTTCAAAAGTAAATTGAATTGTTGCCGGTATTGCATAGTCGCCAGCAACAGTAATTTGTCCGCCATCAAAACTCTTTCCATCATCGTCCCACATATTGATATTATAGTAGTCAATACGTTCTTTTGTTTGTTCTAAGTTCATATGACGCTCAAGTGGAACTATGTTTTCATAATGACAAGGGTTTTGAAAACCAAATCTGTATCTGTTCCAGTATGTTTGTTGGATAATAACTTCGTCAATGTCATTATATTTTTTAAATAAAAAAGCAAGACGTTCACTGTAGTCGTACCAGCCTCTACCAGGGCAAGAAAAAATTACTCCGTCTTTGTTTTGATTGTTAATATAAATCTCTGCCCAGTTGTTGTCATTCCAGCGATCTGGAACAGTTTTATCAGCACTATAATTATAGCCTGCACTATGACTACAACCTATTACGGCAGTTCTCATTATACACAATCTCCCATGTCTTGAAATAGTCTTGGTTGTCTTGGATCAGGAACAGTGTACTTTTGCATATGCGGAATAACACCACGTACCCCGCCTTTAGGATCTGCCATATCACCTTTGCGTCTTGGAATTAAATGTACGTGTGGCCACATAACAGTTTGTCCTGCTTCTACACCTACGTTTTGTCCGATATTGTAAGCATCACAATATCCTTTTTCAACCCAATCATAACCCCAAGCGTATGCGGCTTTATAGCATTTGGCAAGATGATCCCAGTCTGCTATCTTAGGAACAAAAAGAACGTGTCCTTCTGTAACAGGAAAACCGTCTTTAAATACTGTAAAGTCTCTGGTATCAACAAGTACGTCTTTCCAAGGTATGTCTTTAAATTCCATATTTAATTTTTCCATAAATGTACTGAATATCCTTTTCCATTAGTGTCACCACCGTCGTTGTCTAATTCTTTACCATCGTAAAATATCTGCGTAACAGTGTCGTCACCGTTAGCGTATTCTAAACTATGAAACATAAATTTCTTTGGATCTAGTTCACCGTATGTTTCAATTCGTCCATCAAAAAATGTTCCTTTTTCTGCACTATAAAATTGCAGGATATGAGGTTCAGTCCAATCTTCATATTCGCTTATTGAACGATTTGTAATTTCTGTTTCATAGTTGTCAGCCTTCTCAATGCTATCAGTCCATTCTGACAATGACTTACCATCTACAATAGTAGCAATAACTTTTGCATTGTATTCATTACTGTCTACTTCTTCTATAGTAATATTACTGTTGTCAAAATCAACACCCCACTGGTGTTCTAATTCATTATGATGTTCATACCAAGGACGATAATCACCGTTACTATCTTTCATAAAATCTGCGTTTTCAGGAACACTGTCAATGTCCTCAAACTCCCAGTTACCGTCTTCAGCACCCGTCATGTATGTAACAGCATCACTATCACCGTGTTCGTCTATGATAGGTTTCCAAAAGTTATACTGCGGTTCATTTAGAGGAATGTATGCACTTTCGCCGCCATATCCCCAAATCATAATACGATAGTATCTCGGACCTTTAAGTGTTTCAACTAGTTCTTGCTTTTCTTCTGAAGTAGCCATTAGTATGCTCCCACATTTTCCCAAGGGTAAACTAACCAAACATCTTCTTCGGCTTTGTTAACTTCGTGAACTGTATAGTCCACCTTACCATTAAACTCGCTCGACAAGTTATCTGTAAGTGTTGCGAATCTAACATTACTATGCCATACTTTATTCCATTTAGGATCATTAGGTAAACAACTTGACTGCCAGTCTTTTTTAATCCAATTAAACGTAGCACCAGTGTCGTTGATGTCATCTACAATAAGAATTTTCTTTTCTAATGGCCCACCTGTTACTTTGTCAGCGTCTTCGTATACATAACCAAACGCATCTTCACTCATCCAAGCATTTACTTCACACTCACTTTCGTCACCGTCTCTTAATGCAACTTTAAGTGCTTCACAACGGATACCTGTCATGTTTGAAATAATAGTAGCAGGTACATTACCACCTCGGGTAATGCCTACAATGTAATCAGGACGCCAACCGTCTTTATACATTTGATTTACAATATTGACGCACATACGTTCTACGTCTTGCCAACTATAGTAGTGCTTCTTAGCCATACATTTTCCTCACATTTATAAAATCGTTATTGCCTTTTTTTACAATAATACCTGTACCGTTCCCTTGACCTGCATTAACAAATTTAAGTGCAGGCACAAATCTAGCATTTGACCTAAAGCCTGTAGCACTATGATTAATGCTACTTTTGAAAAAACAAAAGCGTCCAGGAATAGGAGCAACACTTACAACTAATGGATTTGTATTACCTTTAATATCTTGTAATTCGTATCCTTCTAAATCTTTTTCTGTAATAAAGAACTTAGTTTCTCCCTTTTCATCTGGTTGCCAAGTGCTATTACAATAGTATAACACAGTATAGTCGCAGTCGTCAACATGATAATATGCATCTTCGCCTGTAGCAAAGAAGTTGAGATTACTTCTACGATACTCTAAACCTTCAAGATCTTCAATCTTTTCTTGTATAGTATTCCAAAGTGTAGACCAAGTGTGGGTATGTTCAAATTCAAAACACTGTAAGCCTGTAGGCGGTTGTTCTGGATTATCTCTAGTGCCCCATTTAAAACTTAGGTTTTGTATTTCATTTTCTAAAATACTAATTACTTTAGGCTCGAAAATATTATCATAGGTATTAATGATACCACCAAAGTAAGATGTTTTCTTAATCTCCATCTTTAGCACCTATACCTAAATATTTTTCATTGTGAATCCATCTGTAACCTTGATTTTTAACCCAACGTACAAATCCCCATTCTTTCTTTTTACGACCCATAAAGAATAAACTAGTACACGGAATTTCATTTCCGTTTTCATCTTTCGCAAGTTCTAGCCAATGCAAGTCGTCAGCACTTCTAAATCTAATTGATCCCGGACCACGCCAAATTCTTGTAGTTCCGCATACATGGCCTTCTTGTGCAAAAATAGGAACGTGTTCCCAATATCCACCTTTAATAATTAATGCACCCCAACCCCATGGATGATCATGTAGTGTAGGTTCGTCGCTAACAAGAACTTTGTGTAGTGTAACGTTGAAAGGAAAGTTCTTGCGTTCTTTTAAAAATAGGTAATAACGGATAAGGTATGGAACCTTTCCGTCTCTATCTGTAATTACTCGACGTCTTCCGAGTTTATCCATTAGTTTAGAAAGGAACGTCATCGTCACTCCGTGTTTTAAAATCATCTTTACAAAGGTTATAAATTTCTATAAACTTTAAATACTGCAATTTTAGTGCAGGGTAGATTTCAATCATTTGTTCTATTTTGTATTCGCTAGGCCATTTTGACTCAGTCCATTCAAATTCAGGATCGATATAAGAAGTAGAACTTGATGTAACATAACTAGTGGTATAATCACTTGCATTAAATGTTATAGTCCCGCCTGACTCATACGTATAAGAAGGAGTATCCGATGTTACTGAATAGTTTCCTTTTGACCAGTCTTCCATAGATCCATCATGATCATCAAGTGTAATTGTAATAGGTTTTAGATCATCATTGTCCATTCTTAATTGCCTCGTATAGTAGTTTACCACTAAAAAAGTTTTCTGATAAAATTTTTGATTGCTTTTGCATAGGGATAATATACTTTTTATAATTTTCCATATAGTCAACAATCTTATCCATAATTTCTTGTTTGTGTTCTTTATACGATTTGAAATCTTTAGTCCATTCACTTGGATATAAAAATTCTTTAGTTGCCATTTCACTATAACTTAGTCTGTCTGGAACCATTGGAATGGTACCAACTTGTAAGCCTTCATACCAACTAATACCAAGTGTTTCTTGTAAATTTGCACTAAACACAAGTTTTGCTTCACCTAACAAGTTATGATATTCATTCTTAGTAAGTGTACGTTCTTGACATACAACAAACTCATATTGTGGTAATGCTGTTTTAAGATCTCTAAATATTTCAGGTTGTTTCTCTGGAGCAATTCTATGTGGGAAAAGAATAATATCTTTCTTCTCCATGTTTTGATAACTTGTAAAACTCTTTTTCAAGTACTCCATAGGCCAACCTACACGTTTAATTTTGCTGTCAACAGTTGTAAATGCACTCTTAAACATATCAATATGAAATTGTGTAGCAAAGAAATTATGATCATATACTTCAAACATACTTTGCTCTGCATGACGTACCCAAGGCTTGTTGCCTATAAGCCTGCCAAGGAAGTCAGCAGGATCATAACTACCAGCGTGCCATAAGCCACCGATTCTAATGTTAACGCCCAGTAACTCAGCCATGTAACGAAGTTGGATAACAGTCGGGTTCCAAGCATCTGTATATAAGAAATAATCTCCATCCTTTACTTCTCCATTGCAAAACATTTCTCCAATGGTTTCAAGTTGTTTACTCTTATACACATTGGTGCCACCAAAATTAAGAAAAGCCCCAGGCGTAGTAGCCTGAGGCGTCTCTCCTCCACTAATGACTTTAACGTCCATATTTGTAGCGTGAGACAATTGACGTGGAAGATATTCTTTCCACTGTTTAGTGTAACGTGTATCAACTGCTTCAATGTCTACAATATAAACTGTCATTTACTTCCTCCGAGTCTTAGCAACCCATTTAGGGCGTTTGCCTTTAGTAAAGCCGACGTACATACGCCACGCTTCGCTCTTGTTGTTGTACAACTCGCGTTCATCAAAATTGTATGAACGCTTGTAACCCATAGTCCAAGCAGTTGCACAAAACTCCTTAAACTTCTCAAGGTCTTCGAAGACCTTGTTATAGGCTTCACGATTGAACTTAATCGCCATTTTAAATTTCCTCTAGTACTTTGCATACTCAATGTGGGCGCCGTTCTCTCCATCTTCACTTACGTCAATATGGACTTCACGACCGGGATGTTTTTGACTGATTTGCTCATAAAGATCATCAGCCATCATTTCACAACTTTTATAATCTAGTTCTAGTGTACCATCTTGGTATAACCTCTCTAGCCATCGTTTAAATTGAATAAATTCGATATCTCTATCATTGTGAGTAACAGTGATACCGACCTTGAAATGGAATATGTGTCTGTGTGGATAACCTAAAAACGAAACATCATATTCGTCTCCTGTAGCAAGATTGGGATCTTCCAATGCCGCAGGATATTTGTGGATACCTTCCTTGCGGAACGTAACCCAAATCATTCTCTTTGCGGTTCTCATAATTTTTTCATGTCTTTCTGTTTCTGTGTGTGCTTTTAACATATCTTCAGTTATACTCATAGTATACTACCTTTCTTACTCGCTGTCAACCGGATTATCATTTTCATATTTGGACCAATCTGTAAATTTTGAACGGTCTTGTAAATCGTGCACCTGATGAATCCATACACCGACGTTTGTTGCTTTGAAGTCTTTGTCATCAATTTTGATACAAGCATTATAGTTAAGTTGATCTATGTAAGGAAGTTTTACACTAATCTGACTAATAAATTTAGTCTGTTCATTATAACCGCTTTCTAAAACCCACTCATGAAATTTTATATCATAGTCTAGTGTTACAGTGTAACCTTCTTTAAGCAAACCATATACAAGAGTATCCCATGCTTTATTAGTAGCATCATCACCGTGTGGCAGTTTTACTTGAAAACTTTGATTAGCACCTAAGTAAATGTGGTCTACGTGCTTTGCTTTTGCTTGTTCCAATACTTCATCTAACGGACGACATCCAACTACAAATAGTGTATCCATATCGTATGCTGGTGTTTTCTCTACTTCATAACCGGTAAAGTAAACAACGTCATCTTTTACAACGCCGTCTGAGTAATCACGTTTCACTAATTTCTTCCTTCTTTAGAGTTTCAATTTCTTCTTTAATGGACAGTTTTTCTTTTTTCATTTTGTTGAGCAACGGATCATCAATATACCTACTGTAACATAGTTTTATTTCTTTGTCAAGTTCTCTGTGTAATTTAGTAAGACTTTCAAGTCTTGCTCGTTTGTCCATTTTAGATCTCCTCTTCTAGTTCTTCAAGTTTGTGTTCTTCCTCTTCTGTAAAACAACCGTCCTCGTGTACATCGTCATTTGGAACAGGGTCTTTTTCAACTTCAAACAAGTTATCAAAATATGTTTGAGCGTTTACTGTCTTTTTACCAGTAGCACCTCGTGTACCGATAACTGACATCCAGAATCTCGAAAATTCTTCAATTACTGCGTTTGCTTCATCTCTGCTAGATGTCGCAAATATTGCTTCCACAATGTCTCTAAAAAATAACCTGTCAAAGCGTTCTTCGACAAGCATTGCAGGAACAATTCCTGCATCGTATTGTCTGTTTGCTTCTTGTACTGCATTAATATGACTCCATACATTATGACCCATTTGAATCGCATATGAAAAACTATCCCAACTAGTTTTTCCTTCTTTACCTATTTTATTTAGGTCACCTGGTGCATAGATACAAATATCTTTTGCTTGTAGGTTTGCTGTGATTGGTGAGTCTTTAAAACTTCCATGTTTGCCTTCTCTAACAAAAGCCTGACCAAATGGTGTTGTATCAGTTGCTAAACCTTTGTTATCAATGCTAGGTACCATTCGGTATACCCATTTCTTTCTATCTGCTGTTTCTAGTTCGCAGTAGATTTGACCATTTGCTGTTGCTAAGAAAGGACTAGCACAGTCAAATGTAATCATAAAGTTTGGATTATGATATTTTCGAACTGCTCTTTGTATGTCAGTTAACAATGTCGCCCATTCTAATTTTGAAGTACCTAAGAAGTGCATTACATCGTGAATACCTTTTTCCAACAATCCGTCAAAGCGTAATGCTACTAATCTCTTAAGAACAAGATGTACATCACACATATTCTGACCACCCATTGACCAACCATTAAAATGTGTAT